ACGAGCGTCGTAAGTTCTATTCGAAAAACAAACACCGGATTGCACGAGATTAAATTCGTGACCCTCTCCGCCGCTCAGAAACGCATTAAGCGATGGCGTGAGAATCCAGTTCAATTCGTCATCGATAACTTTGGTGTGGAGCCTGATGCCTGGCAGGCCGATGCCCTGATGGCCCTGGTTAATCCACTCATCATCCGCGTCTCACTCCAAGCATGCGCTGGTCCCGGCAAGTCGACGGTCCTAGCCTGGGTGGGCTGGTGGTTTCTGACGTGCTTTGGCGATCGAGGCGAGCATCCCAAGGGGGCTGCGGTTTCCATTACGGCGGATAACCTCAAAGACAATTTATGGTCGGAGCTAGCAAAATGGCAGGAACGTTCCGAGTTCTTAAAGGCCGCGTTTCAGTGGACCAAGGAGCGGATCTTCGCCAAAGACCATGCGGCGACCTGGTTTATCTCGGCGCGCTCTTTCCCAAAGACCGCCAATGCGGACGAGCAGGGTCGAACGCTCTCGGGACTTCACTCCCGGTTTGTCCTCTATCTCATTGATGAGTCCGGCGATATTAATCCCGCGATCCTGAAAGCGGCAGAGCAGGGTCTCGCGACCAATCCAACGTTTGGCAAAATCTTACAGGCCGGCAATCCGACGTCGCATAGCGGAATTCTCTATGCGGCCGCCACGCGGCTTCGCGATCAATGGCACGTCATTCGAATTACCGGTGACCCTGACGATCCGAAGCGCTCGCCGCGGATTGGCTTGGAGTGGGCGCGCGCGCAGATCAAGCAGCATGGTCGCGACGATCACTGGGTCATGGCCTATATTCTCGGGCTCTTCCCGCCCTCGAGCATGAATGCACTCCTCGGGCCCGATCTCGTCGAGGCCGCCATGGGCCGGCACCTCAGGGAAGATCAATATTCCTTCGCGCAGAAGCGTCTCGGGGTCGACGTCGCTCGATTCGGCGATGATCGCACGGTGATATTCCCGCGCCAGGGCCTCGCGGCTTTTAAGTTTGTCGAAATCCGAGGGGCTCGTACCCACGATATCGCGGCTCGGGTTGCGAAGGCGAAAGGCAAATGGGGTGCGGAATTGGAGGCTGTTGACGGCACGGGAGGTTACGGGGCCGGCGTCATTGATGCGCTTCTCCAAGCAGGACACAGTCCACTGGAGGTCCACTTCTCGGGTCACGCAATTGATCCCCGCTACTTTAACAAGCGCTCGGAGATGTGGTTCGAGATGGCGGAGTGGATCAAGCGAGGCGGCTCTTTGCCACGGAGTCCCGAGCTTGCAAAAGAGCTTACCGCCCCGATGTACTACTTCCAGAATGGAAAATTTCGGTTAGAGGAGAAGGATCAGATTAAGAAGCGTCTCGGATTTTCACCGGACCTTGGGGACGCGCTGTGTCTAACCTTCGCTTTACCCGATATGCCGCGAGAATTCGGGGAGCATACCTCGGGACATCGGGGGGAACTGAGGGCGGAATATGATCCGCTTGACGAATCGCGCCTTTAGCTTTTCGGCGAGTTGTGTTTCAATTTGAAGGTGAATTTGGGGGATGGGTGGAATTCGCACGTGAGACAATCGAAACCGTGGTGGCGGACATGCTCCCCCTCATCGGTACCCACTATCAAGAAATCGCTCCCTATAAAGAAATCCCACTACAGCCTGACGTCGGTCACTATCGCCAAGTGGAAGCGATCGGAGCGCTTCGCATCTATACCGCACGCGACGCGGACAAGCACCTTCGTGGGTATGCCCTCTTTTTTCTCCGACCGCATCCGCACTTCCATGCGTCGCTTCAAGCGGCTCAAGATTTACTTTTTATTGATCCCGATCATCGGGGCTTTGGCCTGTCTTTTCTGCGCTACTGTGATGAGCAGTTGGCAGGCGAGGGCGTCGAGGTGATCCATCACACCGTAACAACTCGGTGTGACTTTAGTCCGATGCTACGGCGTATGGGCTATCAGCTTTCGGAATTCATTTATACCAGACACACCGGGAGAGCGATCTCTCCCTAGGTGTCTAATTTAATTTTTCCCCAGGCCCGCGGCTGAGATACGACCCTGTCCTCTCTCGCCACCACGCTACCTTGGATATTGAGCAAGGAGCGAACCATTGGGCCAAGCCGCTGTACCGATCATCTTAGGAATCTCCGCCGCTGTCGCGGCCGGAGGAACTGCGTATCAAATCCATGCGTCGGAAGAAGCTTCCAATAAAGCGGATGCGCAGGCGCGCAAACAGGAAGCACATCAATCGAAAGCGCTCGAGGAACAGAAAAAGCAGCAAGAGACACTCGAGGCTAAGATGGCGGAAGAAGAGAACGTCGCCAATCGCAATACTGCGCGCCATCGTCAGCGCGCCCTCGCGGCCGGAGCACAAGGACGCTCGGATACGATCCTGACCTCGCCGCTCGGAGCCACCGGCCCGATCGCGACGGCCGGCAAAACGTTGCTGGGACATTAATCGGTGTCTGAAAGCAAACGGAAACATTTTAATCTCTTACGCGGTCAACTCGAGAACGAAGTCGCCTCGTTTCGTCCGCATTGGCGCGAACTCTCCGACTATATCTTCCCGCGTCGTTCACGCTTCTTTACGGCGGATGTGAATCGAGGCGATCGTCGGAGCCGCAACATTAAGGACATTACCCCGACGCTGGCCGCTCGAACGCTTCGATCCGGAATGATGAGCGGGATTACCTCGCCGGCACGTCCCTGGTTTCGACTGACGACTCCCGATCCGGAGCTCGCGGAATTTGGATCGGTGAAAGAATGGCTGAATATTGTCGGCCAACGGATGAGTAACGGGTTTCTTCGCTCGAACCTCTACAACATGCTGCCGACGACGTACGGCGATATTGGCGTGTTTGGTACGAGCGCTCTCCTCATCGAGGAAGACTTTAATAATCTCATTCACACATACCAGTTCCCGATCGGCAGCTACATGATCGGTAATGACAGCCGTCTGAAGGTGAATACCTTCTTTCGGGAGTTTCGCATGAGCGTCAGTCAGCTCGTGGAAAAATTTGGGAGGACGACTGAAACTGGCGCTCCCGATTGGTCAAAGTTTAGTACGCAGGTGAAGTCGCTCTGGGACTCGGGTCAAACGCAGCAGTGGATCGATGTCTGTCATGTCATTGAACCGAATCCGGATTACGACCCGAAGAAACACGCGGCCAAGTTTAAGAAATTTCGATCGGTGTACTACGAGAGCGGCACCGCGGCGGGCTCCCAGACCTCGTACATGAATCCGGACAACGAGGACCGCTACCTCAGTGAGAGCGGATACGATTACTTTCCCGTTCTCTGCCCTCGATGGGAAGTCGTCGGCGAAGATATTTACGGGACCAACTGCCCCGGCATGGAGTCCTTAGGCGATAATATGCAGCTTCAGCTTGGTGAGAAGCGAGCGCTTCAGGCGCTTGAGAAGATGATCAATCCGCCGATGACCGCTCCGACATCTCTTCGGAATTCGAAAGCATCGATCCTGCCGTCCGATATTACGTACGTGGATACACGGGAAGGCCAGCAAGGATTCCGACCCGCGCATGAGGTGAACTTCCGATTGGAAGCGCTTGAGAGTAAGCAGGCCCAGGTGCGGAACCGCATCAATGAAGCCTTCTTCGTAAATCTTTTCCTCATGCTTGCGAACTCGGATCGCCGTCAAATTACCGCGCGGGAGATTGAAGAGCGTCATGAAGAGAAGCTTCTCGCGCTTGGACCGGTGCTCGAGCAATTGAATCAAGATCTTTTAGACCCGCTGATCGATAACACGTTTGAGATTATGGTCCGGCAAGGACTCGTGCCCGAGCCCCCACAGGAATTGGCCGGGATGAAGTTGAAGGTCGAATATATTTCCGTCATGGCGCAAGCGCAGAAACTTGTCGGCATCGCGGGGATCGAGCGTTTTGCGGGCTTTGCGGCGAATGTTGCTTCCTCGAATCCGGAGATTCTGGATAAGATCGACACCGATCAACTCATCGATGTGTATGCGGATTTAACGAGCATCCCTCCAGGGATTGTCCGTACCGATGAGGATGTGGAGGCGCTTCGAGCCTCGCGTGCGAAAGCGCAGCAGGCTCAAGCGATGAGCGAGATGGTCCAGAAGAGTGCCGGCGCGGCACGGGACCTGAGCCAAGCGGATATGAGTGGGGATAATGCGCTCACCCGCTTACTCCAGCAAGGGCAAGCGGGACAGTTGGTTCCACAGTGAGGGGTAGTCGAGGGGTATGAACGACAAAGTACTAGTGCGAAACGCGGCGGATCCGGCGCAAGTCAAAGAAGCCGAACGCAAAGAACGCTTTGGACGCGAGCGCGAGCTCGAAGACGTTCGCTTTATTCTTCAGACTCTCCAGGGGCGACGCCTGATATGGCGCTATCTCGCCCTCTGCGGCGTATTTCGCACCAGTTTTACCGGGAACAGTCACACCTTCTTCAATGAGGGGGAGCGCAATATTGGATTGAAGCTCCTCGCGGATGTGAATGAAGCGGATCCCGAAAGTTATTTAAAAATGATGAAGGAGTCGAAGAGTGAGTGAGCTATCGCCTGTGACGATGAAACTTCATGAGTCACTGATACGCCTCTTTAAAGGCGTGATTTCCGCATGGGAGGAATGGCTCAAGTCGCATAAGTCGACCCCTTAAACGTTTCCGTTAATTTTTCCAGGCTCGCGGCCGAGACGCGCTTCGCTCAACTCTCGCCAGATTGCTTCCTTGGACATCACACAAGGAGTGCACCATGGCCACAGAAAGCGTTGCAGCCGCACAGGATACACCCCACGCGGGCGCAGCCAATAATCCATCGATCTTATCTTCGAGCGCTGCTCCCGAGGCGACATCCGCCGCGGCATCAGAAGCGAAGACCGAGGTCGCGAACCCAGAACCCACAACTCAACCTTCCGAGAGTAAGCCGGCTGTACCTCAAGCGTACGCCCTAAAACTTCCGGAAGGCTCGCCTCTTGAAGCGGCGCAGCTCGAGAAGATTGCCTCCTACGCTAAGGAGCAAGGACTCTCGGAAGAGCAGGCGCAGAAGCTCGTCGAACGCGAAAGTGCCGCGGTCTCTGGATTTGTCGAATCCCAAAAAGAAATCGTCAAAAAACAAGTCGATGCCTGGATGGCTGATACCAAGTCCGACAAGGAAATCGGGGGGGACGCTTTTAATCAAAACGTCGAACTCGCGAAACGTGTCGTTCAAAAGTACGGCAGCCCATCTTTGCAACAGGCGCTGAATGAAACCGGATTGGGAAACCATCCGGAACTCGTGCGCTTCTGTCTCCGTATTGGAAAATCCATGGCGGACGATCAACTCGTTCTTCCCGGCGCACAGTCGGGGGGGCGTAAATCCGCGGAAGAAATTTTCTACGGCAGCGACACCAACCCAAAGGAGTAATTAATTTATGGCAACACTAGGAACCAATGTTCTCACACTCGCCGATTGGGCCAAGCGATTGGACCCCGACGGCAAAACCCCGCAAATCGTCGAGCTCCTCAGCCAGACGAACGAAGTCCTTGCGGACATGTTGTTCATGGAAGGCAACCTGCCTACCGGACACCGCACGACCGTGCGTACGTCGCTACCGTCGGTGGCCTGGCGTTTGCTCAACAACGGCGTCCAGCCCTCGAAGAGCACGACCGCTCAAGTCGATGAAGCCTGCGGGATTCTCGAGGCATGGTCCGAAGTCGACGTTGTGCTCGCGAAACTGAACGGCAACACGGCCGCGTTCCGTCTCTCGGAAGCTCATGCGTTCATCGAATCGATGAACCAAGAAATGGCAAGCACGTTGTTCTACGGGAATTCGGGCACCGCGCCGGAAGAATTCACCGGATTTGCGAATCGCTACGTGAGCACCTCCGCTGCTAACGGCCAAAACGTGATCCTCGGCGGCGCCGCCGGTGGTCAAACGGATTGCAGCTCGATCTACCTCGTCTGCTGGGGCGGGCAAACGGTCCACGGGATTTTCCCGAAGGGATCGAAAGCGGGTCTCGAACACAAGGATCACGGCGAAGTCACTGTCGAAACCTCGGCCGGAATCGCCGGAACCCGTATGCGCGCCTACCAAGATCAGTGGATTTGGAACTGCGGCATTGCGCTTCGCGATTGGAGATATGTGGTCCGGATTGCGAACGTCGACATCTCGGCCGATAACGCCGACCTCGTCGATCTCATGATCAAGGCCATTCATCGCATCCCCACGATGGGAATGGGCAAGTGCGCCTTCTACATGAATCGCACCCTGTTCCAGCGTCTCGACCTTCTACGACGTGCGGATGTGATCAGCGGCGGCGGCTTGACCTATCAGAATGTCGACGGACAGATCGTTCCGACATTCCGTCAGATCCCGATCCGCAAGTGCGATGCTCTGCTCGAAACCGAAACGGCGATTAGCTAAGCGAACGATCTTTAGAAAGTAAGGAGACCACTACTATGTTGATTGATAAACAGCTTCTTTTCTCGGATGCCCAGGCGGTTACCGCCGATGCGGCGTCCACCAACATCGTCGACCTCGGCGTTGCCAGCAACCTCTTCGACGGCGAGCCTATGGCCGTCGTCCTGACGGTGGATGTGGCTGCTGATATGGCCGACACGGACGAGACCTACGAGGTCGAAATCCAGACGGATGATAACGCCTCGTTCTCGTCCGCCACCGAGCTCGTGGCAAAGACGATTGCTGGAGCGGCGCTCAGCGCTGGATCCCAGCACATCATCCCGATTCCGATGGGCGCAGCCGTCGAGCGGTACTTGCGCGTTCGGTACGATGTCGGCGGGACCACACCGTCGGTCACCGTCACCGCGTTCTTACAACCCGTCTCGATGATCCAGAAGTACAAGTCGTACGCCGACAACATCACCATTTCTTAAGAAGGAGTGGGTATGAAAGTGCGCGCGAAACGACTCGGGTTCTTTGGAGCAACACGTCGCCGTGAAGGTGAGGTGTTCGACATTCCGAGCGAGAAGCAATTCTCAAAGCTCTGGATGGAGAAGGTCGAAGAGCCCGCCGTCGTCAAAGGCAAAGCTAAGGCGAAAGCCGACGTGAAGCCGGAACTCGATGTATCGGTGCCCGTCACCGGTGATGCCGAGGTGATCTAACACGTGGGGCCGGGTGGAAACGCTCGGCCCCCTTTTTTTGTGAAGGAGTTTTCTTATGGCAGACGCAGTCGCAGTACGCGTAATCGCCGATACCCCCAGTCACTATGTCGTGCATTGCACGAATATCTCGGACGGCACCGGTGAATCCGCGGTCGCCAAGGTGGATAAGTCCGCAATCGCGGTCGCTACCGATGGAGCCGAAGCGGCGAGTCTCGATATCGAGAAAGTGGTGTGGGCGTGTGATGGCATGCAAGTACGGATCCTTTGGGATCATACGACCGATGATTTAGCGCTCGCGCTTTCCGGCAGCGGTTCTCTTGATTTTAAAGACATGGCCGGAACGGGGCGTGCCCGAGGTGCGATCCTCGATCCGCGAAGCGCCGGAGGCTCAGGCGATATTCTTTTCACCACGAGCGGCCACACATCCGGAGACACCTACAACGTAACCCTTTGGCTCCGGAAGAACCCGGACTGAAGTTCGGGAGAGAGCGAGAGCTTCTCGCTCTTCGCCACGGAACTTGAATTGCGAAAGGAAGACCTCATGAAGAAGACATCCACGAAGAAGCCTAAGACCTCAAAACCGAAAAAGAAATACTAGGAGGAGCCATGGCTTCCCGAACAGAGATTGCCAATATGGCCCTCGGCCATATTGGTGTGGGCAAGAAGATTGCCAATATCGATACGGAAACAGAACGAAGCCAAGAGGCAACCGCGTGTCGCCAGTTCTATGATATCGCGCTCGCCGCAACGCTTCGTGATTTCGCGTGGCCGTTTGCCACACGGATCGAAGAGCTCGGCCTGGTGGAAGAGGATCCGAATTCGGAATGGTCCTACTCCTATCGGTATCCGACGAATTGTGTCGAGATGCGCCGGATTCTCAGTGGTACGCGAACGGACACCCATCAATCGCGCGTGCCCTTTCGTATCATTCACGATGCGTCGGGCAAATTGATTCTCACGGATCAAGAGAATGCCGAAGCGGAGTACACGATCCTCGCATCAGATCCGCTTCAATATCCTCCGGATTTTATCCTCGCCTTTTCCTATCGTCTGGCGACCTACATCATTCCGCAAATTACAACGGGGGATCAGTTCACTATCGGCAAGGGGCTGCTTCAACTCTATATGCTCGAGATCCGAAGAGCGCAGACCAATGCCGCGAATGAAGAACAGCCCGATCAAGAACCAGATAGCGAATTTGATCGCATAAGGGGATAGAACGCGTGACAACGACCATACAACGATCGTTTGCGGCGGGTGAAATTGCAGAGGCCCTCTATGCCCGAGTCGATACGGTGAAGTACGCGACCGGTTTACGGACCTGTCGCAATTTTCTGGTCATGCGTCACGGGGGTGTCGCCAACCGGCCCGGCACGACGTTTGTCGGCGAAGTGAAAGATTCTACAAAAACCGTCCGCCTCATTCCTTTTATATTCAACGCCGACCAGACCTATGTTTTGGAATTCGGCAATCTGTATATGCGCGTCCATCGGGCTGGTGCCCAGGTTACCGAGACCGCACAGAACATTACCGCGATTACGAATGCGAACCCCTGCGTGGTGACCTATTCCGGCGCGGACAATTATGCGAACGGCGATGAGGTTTATATCTCTGGGATTACCGGGGCGATCGGGACCTATTTAAATAATCGAAATTTTAAAGTCGCGAACATCAACGCGGCCTCCAATACGTTTTCCCTTCAATACATGGATGGATCGGCAGTGGATTCTACCTCCTTTGGATCGTATACATCCGGGGGGACCATCGCCGAGGTCTATACGATTGCGACCCCCTATGTGGAAGCCGATCTTGCGGAGCTCCAGTTGGTACAATCCGCCGATGTCATTACGCTTGCGCATCCGAACTATGCACCACGAGAGCTCGCACGTACGGGGCACGCGAGCTGGGCCCTGTCGACGATCACCTTTGCCCCGAGTATTGCCGCACCGGCTAACATAGCTGCTTCCGAGCCGGACGGCACCGTCGCTCAATGGGTGGTTACGGCCGTCGCAGAAGAAACGTACGAAGAAAGTCTCATGTCGGGCATCGCGCAGACGAACGTTGCTCCGACGTCGGGATCACCCATTACGATCAGCTGGGATACGGTCTCAGGTGCACAGGAATACAATGTCTATCGACGTAAGAACGGCGTTTGGGGATTCATCGGCGTCGCAGCGAGCGACGAATTTATCGATAATGGGATCGAGCCCGATACCACGGAAACCCCGCCGTTGACGCGCAATCCATTTTCGGGGACGGGGAACTATCCGTCGGCAGTGACGTACACTCAGCAACGTCTGACGTTTGCGAATACGGACAATGATCCTGAGAAAGTCTGGACGTCTCGATCCGGGCACTTCAAGAATTTTACGAGAAGCTCGCCGCTTCAAGATGACGATGCCGTCACGTTTACCCTGGCCGGACGGCAGGTCAACGAAGTGCGCCATCTTGTTGAGCTTGGAAAACTGATCACGCTGACGAGTGGAGGCGAGTGGTCGATTGAGGGCGATGAGGCGGGAATCCTGAAGCCCGGCGATATCAATCCTAAGCAGCACTCCTATAATGGCTCGGGTACGCTGCCGCCGTTAATTATTGGCGGCAATGCGCTTTATGTGCAAGCGCGCGGCTCTATCGTTCGCGATCTCGGGTTTGATTACCAAATTGATGGGTACCGCGGGAATGACCTGACGGTCTTCTCGGCTCATATGTTCGATAAGTACACGATCACCGATTGGACGTATCAACAGATTCCGCACTCGATTGTGTGGGCCGTTCGTAGTGACGGCACGCTCCTCGGTTTAACCTATGTTAAAGAGCATCAAGTCCTCGGATGGCATCGCCATGACTTCGACGGTACCGTGGAGAATGTCTGCGCGGTTCCTGAGGGGAATGAAGATGCGCTTTACCTCGTGGTTAAACGTACGGTGAACGGCAGTACGAAGCGCTATATCGAGCGCATGGCGTCCCGCCAAGTGAACGACATCGTCGACAGCATTTTTCTCGACGCCGCCCTTACCTATGATGGGCGCAATACCGATAACGCGCATACGATGACCCTTTCAGGCGGTACTACATGGGCCTATGACGAGACCCTGACCCTTACGTCCAGTACCTCTTATTTTTCCTCCGCCGAAGTGGGAAATCAGATTCACCTCACGGGATCCGCGGGAACGATCATTCGATTCAGCATTGAGACGTATAACAGTGCGACAGAGGTCACGGGCCGCGCGCATAAGACCGTCCCTGCTGCCATGCGAAGCGCGGCCATTTCAAATTGGTCGCGAGCGGTCGATAGCGTAAGCGGTCTTTGGCATCTCGAAGGCGAGGAGGTCAGCGTGTTCGCCGACGGATTCGTGGTCGCGAATCCAAACAACACGGCGTACGAAGTCGTCGAAGTCACAAACGGAACGCTCACGCTCGATAAATGTTACAGCGTTATTCATGTGGGCCTGCCGATCACGGCGGATATGGAAACATTGGATATTGATACCGCTCAAGGGGAAACCCTGACGGATAAGCAAAAGAATATCGCCCAGGTCACCGCGCATGTGGACTCGTCGCGCGGCCTCTGGGTCGGGGCGGCACCGCCCCCCAATGAAGCGACCGATTTCCTAGAAGGATTGACCGAGTATAAGGGCCGCAATAGTGAAACTTACGACGAGCCGACAGCGCTGAAGACCGACAAGATTACCATTAATATTCGACCGGAGTGGAATTCGAATGGCCGCATCTTTATTCGCCAGACCGATCCGTTACCGCTCGCCGTGTTGGCAGTAGCGCCTTCCGGGTTGTTTCCATTTCGAGGGCAGGGGGGATAAAGCATGTCAGGATCAGAAGGTATTATGGCGAGCGCAATGCTGACGCAGTCGGTGGCGAGTGTCGGCTCGGGATATGCACAAGCGAAAGCCTATGAAATGCAGGGCGACTACCAGCGCCGTATGGGCGAGCTGAATGCCAAGCTCTCCGAAGCTCAGGCCGATGATGCCCTGAAGCGCGGCGAGAAAGCCGTCGTTCAACATAAAAAACAAGTAAAGAAATTGATCGGAGCGCAGCGCACATCACTCGCCGCTCAAGGCGTGGAGCTTGATTCAGGATCCGCCCTCGACATTCAAGAAGAGAGTGCGCAGCTCGGCCAGATCGACGCTCTTACGATTCGAAACAACGCCTGGCGGGAAGCCTGGGGGTTTCGCACTCAAGCGCTTACCCACTCGGCCCAAGGCGAATTTGCCGG